GAATATATATATAACTCATTCGGATCAAACAATACAGGGAGTCAATTGACCTATGAAAAGAAAACTAATTAGTTTCGATGTCTTCAAGAATCTTGAAGAACAGTCACTTACAAACGCTCAGAGAGAATTGGTTGAGGCTCAAGATGTTTTGGCCGAAGCACTAGGCGTAGAAAGCATCAAACTGTTTACCTTCGGAGAATCCGAAGTAACATATGAAGTACAAGATGGTACTTACATTCATGCAACATATACCATAAAAGATAATAGCATCATATTAGAAAATATAGAGCAACTTGTTGTTGACGAAGAAGGCGAAAGAAAGAATACAAGAGAAATCATCTCGCAAATGGTGGAATCTATTATAAGCAATGATGAAAACAAAGCCAATCAAAAGTTTGAGCAGTACATAAATACACCCGCTGTTAAAAGAAGCCTAAACGAAGCAGCGTTCAAAGTTACAACATCAAGACCAACCGGTAAACGTTCTAAACTATGGCACAAGCGTCAGTCACGCTCAACGGTTGCTAAAAGAACCAGAGCTAGAAAAATGACACTTGCCAGAATGTCACCTTCACAGAAGAAACAACTCGGCAGAGCAAGAGCTATTGCGAAAAGAAAGTTGGGCGGCACGACAAACAGCAGAGCACGTGTTTATGCAAGGAAAATTAAGAAAAGTCATATGAAAGAATGGAACACAATAATTGAAAATGTAACCAATTATATTAATTACAAACAATTCGGTTCTGTTATGACTGAGTCATTCGTAAAACATGATAAAAATGGAGAAATATCCTCGCTATCAGTGCCAACAACCTCTAAAAGAAATGAAGGAAAGATTCTTTCTTTTAATTGGGACACAATGGATCACGAAGTAAAGTGCATGCGTAGCAAAATGAAGAATATAAAAGAAGATCAGAATTTTATCAAAGCTATGGCAGATCTAAAAAGATATAACAACATATCAGACAACACTTCGCTAGAAAGTACATTGGAAGCTATTGTAACTCGTTGGCCCGAAATGATCTATATGACAGAGTCGGAACTAGCTACACAAATTTCAAAGGCACTAGAATCAGCAAATATTAAAAACTTTGATGATAAAACTTGCTTGTTTATGGCAGAAGCTGTGCTGCGAACTGCACACAATGCATATGCAGATAGAGTTAAAAATATAAGCAAATTAGCCGGAGAAACAAAAGATGTAACAAGCGAATGCAAAGATTGCGAAGATGCTTATAATGACTTTAAAAATGTTGTAGAACAGTTTTATGTCAAATTAGACGAATCAGAAGAAAAAGAACTAAAGGTTTTTGAAGACCTGTTTAACGCTTTGAGAGAAGTACATGCTTTTGCTGTAGAAGCAGAAGACAAAGAAGAACTAGAAGAGATTGAAGGTCTTCTCGAAAGATGCGTTTCTGTACTTAAAAAAGAAAGCGAAATCGATCTTGAACTCGCAGAAGAAATGACAGACTATTTGGCATATTTCTCTGAGGCAAATGTTGATGGAGCATCACAGGATTGGAATGTGGAAGAGAAACCTCACCATTCCGTATCAGGAAATCATCCTTATGTTGATAAACTTGCAAAATCAGATGCTGTAGCAAGCTTGTACAACGGTGACTGGAAAAGCCCAGCACCTGTGAGTGATGGCAAAAGTCACCATGGTAATCTTGATGATGAAATGAAAAATGATGGATGGAGCAATTGTGGAGGCGATGACACATGGCCAACGCTAGATAATCCATATGTTCCTAAATCCGATACATATAAAATGAAAGAAAAGTCTGTTGTTGATGATGGTGATGAACTCGCTCAGAATCAATCAAATGACACATGGCCAAATTTGAGTAACCCTTATGCTAAAGTAGGAAAAAATACACCCAAAGACGTAGAGTAATTTATAAAAAAAGGAGTACGTTAATGGAACAAAAACAAACACTTTTCGTAGATTGCTGCTGCAATTCTGGCTTTACTCTGGACTTAAATGAGTCCACTGAAAAAGGCACAACCGTTTTTAAAGGTAAATTCCAAGAAGCAGAGGCTGTTAATAAAAACAAAAGAATATACCCATATGCTGTATTAGATGAAAATGTTAAAAAACTAATACCAATAATCGAAGCAAGAGGACTTGTAGGTGAATTAGACCACCCAGCAGATAGTATTATTCATTTTGAAAAATGTTCCCACATAATTACTAAGCTATGGTGGGAAGGTAATAGCCTCATGGGACAAGGAGAGATACTGAACACACCACACGGTAGAATATTAAAAGGATTGCTAAATGATGGCGTTAGAATAGGAATCAGTAGCCGTGGGGTAGGGAATGGGAAAAATGACGATAATGGTATTTTAATAATTGGAGAAAGTTATAAACTCATCACGTTTGATGCTGTAGCTGATCCAAGTACATATTCTGCTTTTCAAGAAAAAGTAGTAGGGAAAAAAGAAAATTATGAAGCACATGCAAACAAAGATCTTCAATTAACAAAAAAAGCAGAAAAAATTGACTCGAGCTGCATACATAAAGTTAACAAAGAAGCACTCATTGCTTGCTTGGGCGGAATAATAGAACAAAAAACAGAAACATTAAAGCGAGGTTAGACTAATATGGAAAAGATTGTAGAAGCATTAAGAAAACTTTTGCCAGAAAATGAAATCAATGAGGTTTCATCCGCCGTTCAACAAATGTTGGAACAAGCAAAGCTTGATCTAGAAACAGAATTCAACGAGAAACTTGAAGAAGCGTATGGCGACCTATCCAGCGAAGTAGCCGAAGCAGAAAAAATTGCAGAATCCGGATACGAAGAAGCATATGCAATTATTGCAGATCTTAGAAACAGATTAGAAATTCAAGGCGAAGAATATAAAGCCGCATTAGAAGAAGGATACGAAGAAGCATACGAAATGCTCACCCAAGAAAAGGGAAAGAATCAAACACTCGAAGTAGAAATGTACGAAGAGTATGACAAAAAGCTTTCCGAAATGAAAGAATATATCGTAGACAAAGTCGACCAGTTCCTACAGTTTAAAGGTCAAGAGATTTATGAACAAGCTAAACTTGAGATCGTAAATGATCCTCGTATGGCAGAACATAAAGTCGCTCTTAACAAAATTGTAGACATAACTGCAAACTACCTGTCTGACGATGACTTTGCTGCTGTATCTTCAAATAAAGTTGAAGAAGCAAATAAGAAGATAGAAGAAATGAAAGGACAGCTTCGAATCATGGAAGCCCGCAACATCAGAGTTTCAACAGAAAATACCAAGCTCAATGAAACCGTACGACACGCTCAAGAAGTAATCAACGAAAGCCGAAAAGCTGTCGTGGAAAGCAAAAAGGAAGCTGTCGTTAACGAACAGAAAGAAAGAACTGAAAAAGCAAAGAATGTAACGGGGAGAGGAAGAACAAGTGATGGTGAAGTCGTATCGGAATACGCATCACCCAATAATAATAATTCTGGTGCAGATCAATTATTGATCCTATCAGGATTGAAACAAGCTCAATAAATTTAACTCATATAAATTATAAGGAAAATATGAACGCAAATTCGCAATTTCTCAATGAAGCAAAAGAGTTAGAATCTCGCTGGGCGCAGACAGGTCTCCTCGAAGGCATTACAGACAGGTTCACTCGATCTGCTACAGCGGTTCTACTCGAAAATCAAAGGCTTATGAACGAAGCCAGCACCGACACAGGTGACGTTGCTCAGTTCAAACGAATCAGTATACCACTCGTTCGTCGTATCTATCCACAGCTTATCGCCAACAAAATTGTTAGCGTTCAGCCACTACTCGGACCAACAGGTCTAGTGTATTATCTCCGATTCCGATATGGTAGCAATAAGGGTGCAACTCGAGGTGCTGACAAGAACGGTTTCCCAACTGATGATGCAAACAGCTTGATGCAGTTGGCAGACGGTACTGCCAATTTAGATATTTTCTATAGCAGCCAGTTCGTTCAGAATGAAGTATCCAATACGGATGCAGGCACCGGAACCACAGTTGTGTACACCGGAACTGAACACACTCCAATCTTAGCAGGAACCATCACGGGTACTGTTTATGATGCTGCTGTTGCCGTTCAGACATTTGTTGTATCAGCGGCTGGTGTTTTTACATTTACTGATATTGGTAGTCCAAATCCTAAAGCTCAATCTGCTGGATCAAGCGTTAACACAACAACTGGCGAACTAACAGTTGTGTGGACCGGGGTTGCAGGACCAAATCATCTTGTATTCAGCTATGAATACAATATGGAATGCAATCAGGATCTACCAGAAATCAACCTAGTTATTGAGTCAGAAGAAATTGCTGCAAAAACACGCAAGCTAAAAGCTGTGTGGAGCTATGAAGCTCAGCAAGATCTACGCTCACAGCACAATCTTGATGCTGAAGCTGAGTTGACTGCTGTTCTAGCTCAGGAAATTAACCTTGAAATCGACCGTGAAGTTCTAACCGATCTTCGTAACAATGCTGGTACCGTATCAGCTTGGGATTTCAATACCGCTCTTGGTGATACCATCAAAGAGAAGTATGAATCACTATATGTTAAGGTTGTCGAAATCAGCAACGTAATTCATCGTAAGACATTACGTGGTGGTGCCAATTGGCTCGTAACAAGTCCTGAAGTTGCCTCGATTTTTGAAACCGCAACAGCGGGATTTGCGCCCGCCCCTTCAGAAACTTTCACAAGCTCACTAGGTGTTCAGTACGTCGGTACTGTTAACAACAGATGGAGACTCTACAAGGATCCACTATTCCCAAGCAATCAGGTATTGATGGGATATAAGGGCGACAGCTACATGGACAGCGGATATTTCTACTGCCCATACGTGCCACTCACCCAGACTCCAGTGGTTCTTGACCCAGAATCCTTCTGCCCACGAAAAGGAATTTTAACAAGGTATGGTAAGAAGTTGCTTAGAGAGGGAGCAAAGTTTTATGCCCGCCTATCTATCGCTAATTTTGTGATTTAGTTTTACAACGCATTTGCGGTCAAAACGAACATAAACCCTTGGTGGAAACACCAAGGGTTTTTTGTTGCCTTTTTTGAAAATTATTCTATTAGTAGCAAAATTCTATTGCGTGCAATTTGATTGTGTGGTACTATATTAGAATAGGAGAAATTAATGTATAATATTAGAACAAGAAGAAGTAATGTATAAAATAAAATGCACTGAATGTGGCGAGGAAAGATCTGTAAAGGCTAGAAAACCTTGGATGACCGGCGAGCAACCTTTTTTGAAAATATGCAAATCATGTTGCCAAAAAGGAAAAGAGAAAACTCCTGAGTGGCGTTATAAACTTTCTGAGTCTGTAAAGGCTACTCAAACTGAGGATGTTATTAAAAGAAAAAGTCAATTCATGAAAGAGCATCCTGAGATATGGGAAAACAATCTTATTTTTG